CTGCGTATCTAAACGGACACGATAATAAAATTATTTACGCATATAATTACGATTTGGGTGGTACTCCTTTAGGTGGTATTCCATTCCCACAAATATCTTATGGTGGTAGAAATACATATTTGACAAATCAATACGCATGTAAATCAAACCAATCAGGTACATCTAAACCATATGCGGTATTTTCAAGTTATCAAAATTCAATTAAGTTTATTTCAGATTATTATTACAATTCTCAAAACCCCGGTAATAGTCTAATATATACTGGTGGTAGAACGTGGACTAATTTAACTAGAGACCAAATTTTGGGATACATGATATATATTTGGATGTATTATTGGCCAACACAAAGATTCCAAAATCAAGAAGAGTTTGATAAATGGTCTAAATCAAATCAAAATACCTTTAATGATTTGAAAAAAGTTGCTGACGAAGCGTTACACCAATGTGAAGTATTTGGATTATTTACCCCCTAAGATATATTTATTAAGAAAAGTATTATGGATATTAAACAACATTTAGACAACTATCTTGGAAAAAACACAAGATACTCAGAAAAAAATACTGGTAATGGTTTTACCGAAGTTTGTGACTTAGACACAGGAAGTTGCTACACCGTAAGAGATAGAGACGGTCTTATCGAAAGAGTAGACAATACCTTGAAAACTAATAGAAGAGTTCAGGTTGAAACTCCACACGGTGTTAAACAATTATTAAACGGATAATTGAAATGGCTATAGATAGAAAAATTATTGAAGAAATTAAGAGACACAATAGAATTAACTCTTATATTATGGAACAAGACGCTGCGGGTCTTGGAGATTTACCACCGGCACCTGATGCTGCGGGAGATGTCCCACCAGCACCTGATGCTGCGGCACCCGTTGCTGACCCAACATTGGGGGCTACAGCACCCGTGGAACCTGAAGTTATTGATACAACAACAGATACTGAAGTTGAAAAAATAGATTCTGATGGAAAGTCTGAAGAGTTGGGAGATGAAAGTTCTGACAGTGAAGAATTAGACATTACTGATTTGGTAAATTCTCAAAAAAATATTGAAAACAAACAACAAGAATATTTTGACATGATGTTCAAACAAATTGAAGACATGCAAAGTAAATTAAATTCGATGGACCAAGTTTTTGAAAAATTAAATTCAATGGAAGAAAAGATTGAAAAATATAGACCAAAAACTGCTCAAGAAAAATTAGAATTAAGAACTCTTGACAGTGGACCATTCAATCAAAAACTATCAAGTTTCTTTGATGACAAACAAGAAGATATGGAAAAGTCAGGTAAAAACGAATATGTTTTAACATCTGATGAAGTAGAACAAATCGTACCATCTGAAATCAAAAGAACATTTGATAACTATGATGACGAACCAACCCAAACATCGTTTAGAGTGGGTTGATTTTAAAAGAAATTTTACTATACTTTAAGGGTCACGTTGTGACCCTTTTTATTTGGCGAATAATTTGACGAACACTAAAAATTAACCTATACTTAAACAACTAAAAAACAAAATTATGATGAGTTCACTTGACGCAGTACTTTCACAGTACGAAAAAAACACACAATCTTTCGGAGACTCAAACAAAATGTCTCAAGAGGAAAGAATGAAAAAGTATTTCGCTTGTATCCTTCCACAAGGTCAAGCTCAAGGACAACGTAGAGTCCGTATCCTCCCAACACCTGACGGTTCATCACCATTCAAAGAAGTTTGGTACCATGAATTACAAGTAGGTGGTAAATGGCAGAAGTTCTATGACCCAGGTAAGAACGATAACGAACGTTCACCTTTGAATGAAGTTCATGAAGAACTTATGTCAACAGGTAAAGAATCTGACAAAGAATTGGCTAAACAATACAAATCACGTAAATTTTACATCGTGAAGGTTATTGACCGTGATGCTGAAGAAGAAGGAGTAAAATTCTGGCGTTTCAAACACAATTACAAAAATGATGGTATCTTGGATAAAATCATTCCTATTTGGAGACAGAAAGGTGATGTTACTGACCCTGATAAAGGTAGAGACCTTATTGTACAGTTGGTTAAATCTAAAACACCTGGTGGAAAAGATTACACATCAATTCAGACAATCATGCACGATGACCCAACATCACTTCATGAGAACGCAGCAACTAAAGAAGAGTGGTTGAAAGACGCTTTGACTTGGGCTGACGTTTACTCTAAGAAACCTGTTGAGTATTTGGAAGCTCTTTCTCGTGGAGAAGAACCACGTTGGGATTCTGAAACAGGAAAATACCTTTATGGTGATGAGAGTGTTATGACTATGGGTGGTGCTAAAACAAACACACCAAGTCCATTCCACTCAGACCCTCAGATTAACTCTGAACCTGACGAGGACCTACCATTCTAATAAAAACAAACATCATGTATGGTATCTTGTATGGTACCATACATGATTAATTTACAACAAATATGGCAATCAAAAAAAACGATTTTAGTTCAATCAAGAAAAAATTCTCTACTTCAGCGAAGTATAAACCCCAACGTTTTTTGGAATTGGGAAATCATTTCTTGGATGCGGTAGGACTACCAGGTCCTGCAATTGGACACTTAAATATGTTCTTGGGTCACTCTGACACAGGAAAAACAACTGCGGCTGTAAAGTCGGCGGTTTCAGCTCAGAAACAGGGTATTCTTCCTGTTTTTATTATTACAGAACAAAAATGGAGTTTTGAACACGCAAGACTTATGGGTTTTGAGTGTGATGAAGTTGTTGACGAGGAAACAGGTGAGGCGGATTGGGACGGATTCTTTATCTTCAATAACAACTTTAGTTACATTGAACAGATTACAGATTACATCAACGAACTATTGGACGCACAAGAAAAAGGTGAGTTGGATTATAGTTTGTGTTTCATTTGGGATTCTGTTGGTTCAGTTCCTTGTAAGATGACTTACGAAGGTAAAGGTGGTAAACAACACAATGCTGCGGTTCTTGCCGACAAAATTGGTATGGGTATCAACCAACGTATTTCAGGTTCAAGAAAATCTGACTCAAAACACGAAAACACTTTGATAATCATCAACCAACCTTGGGTTGAATTGCCTGATAATCCATTTGGTCAACCAAAAATTAAAGCAAAAGGTGGTGAAGCAATTTGGTTGAACTCATCTTTGGTGTTCTTATTTGGAAATCAAAAAGGTGCTGGTACAAACAAAATTTCTGCAACCAAAGACAAACGAACTGTTAAGTTTGCAATTCGTACAAAAGTTTCTGTTATGAAAAACCACATTAATGGTTTGGGTTATGAGGATGGAAAGATTATTGTTACACCTCATGGATTCTTGGCAGGAAAAGATGCTGCGGAAGAAAAAGTTTCTATTGAAAATTACAAGAAAGAACATGCTGATTATTGGAAAGAGATAATTGGTGTTGACGGTGATTTTGATTTGACAGAAATTGCAGAACCTGCATAAAAACATTTACGTGAAGACACTTTTAGTAGACGGAGATAACTTATTCAAAATAGGATTTCACGGAGTGAGAGACCTGTTTGTTGAGGGAAACCATATTGGGGGTGTCTTCCATTTTGTTAATACATTACGTAAACAAATTGATGAACACAACTACGACAAAGTCTTGGTATTTTGGGACGGTGACGACAACGCATCCGTGCGTCGTAAACTATATCCTAATTACAAATTAAACAGACGACAAGATATGAACGAGTACAAACTCGAATCGTATCACACACAAAAAGCACGAGTAAAAGAATACATTGAAGAATGTTTTATTCGTCAAATAAGAGTAGATATGAACGAGTCTGATGACTTGATAGCCCACTACTGTAAAATAGCACCAGAAGAAAAGAAAACCATCTTATCAGCCGATAAAGACTTACTTCAGTTGGTAAACGAGAACACAACCATTTACTCACCAATTGCCAAAGTGTTTTACACTCACGGTAAGAAAGTTAAGATTGGTACATATGAAATGCCGGCTTGTAATATTCTACCATATAAGATTATTACAGGTGACAAGTCCGATAATATAAACGGAATATATTATTTCGGAGAAAAAACTTTAATCAAATATTTTCCTGAGTTCCTTGACAAACCCGTCAACATTAATGATATTTTAACCAAGGCAAAAGAATTACTTAAGGAAGACGAAAAAAACACGGCACTTAATAACTTAATCAGTGGAAAGACAAAAGACGGAATTTACGGAGAAGAATTTTTTCAAACCAATGAAAAAATTGTGGACTTACAGAACCCACTCATTTCTGATGATGGTAAAGGAATTGTTGAACAATATTATGCCGACACTTTAGACCCTGAAGG